ATACAACAAGAACAAACCCCCGGCCAAATTGGGGACGTTCGCACTGAAAGTTAAAGATATAGGAAGGTTAAGATACACACCCCAAAGCCAAAACGGAGTGAGTATTAGACTATTCTAGAAGCTAAAACAAACAGGACAACGGACAAACACATAACCCTAACGGCTGGTGAAGGCAATTAGGGGTGTGCTACGGCTGGTTAAGGCAATAGCACGCGCCAGGCTCAGTAAAACTGAGCCAACCACAGTTCGTCGTGGTGTTCGAAGTCGGTCGTAAGGGGACACCACTGCGTAGAGCCACTAAGGCACAGCTCGTCATTCCGAAGTTCGGATAGGCACGCATTGATCTTCCTCTGGAGTTGGGTGTAATATGCTCTTCCCAGGTGGTAGCTTTCCGTCATCACCGTTGCCAAGTTCTGGTAGACTAGGTCTCGTTCGTGCTCTTTGGAAGGGCACTGACGTATCCAGTTGATTTCCTCGTGGATCGTCTTCGTCTCGATGGGAGCCAGAATCAGCGCAGGGCGTTTCGGGTGGGGTACAAAGCGTCGTTTGAGGAAGGTCGTTTCGTTGGCAAGGGCCATGAAGGGGGGTTGTGCACCTCCGCGCTTCAGTGCATCAGTATAACCTATTCCTAGGCTCAAGAAATACTTTTGCACGTCATGAAAGGAGAACCACTCACGGATCTCCGCGCAGGGGGCAACAACATGGTCGTCTCCATAGAACACGCACTCCAGTTGATCGGAGAGGCGTTCGAAGTCAACCACTTTTCCCTTCTCGGAAGCAACTGACTGTAGGGCTATCAGAACGTAGAACCAGTTGCACAGGCTGTTCAGATCGGCGGTTATAGGGACACCGGAGGGTATTCCCTGGCTTTTCAAGCTAACCACGTTTCCGTAAACCGTGTACAAATGGATCATCTGCTCAACCAATGTGTGGCGGGCTCGGGCGTTTTCAGGGCCGTCGCCGTACCATTTGTTAACTACTTCCACAGCAGCGAACATCACATCGGGGTCGAGTTTTCCGTCCCAAGCCTGGTAGTCACCTGCAATCACTTGGCCGCCAAAGCGGTTCAGACGATTGTAAAGAGCAGTCCAGTCGGGGCCAGTCGGGTTCATACCAACGGCGCTCGGGAGAGAGGTACAGTTCTGGTTCATGCACGCAATGAACGCTCCGAAGAATCGGCGGCATTCGATGTTATAGTGCAGAGGCATACAGTCAAATAGACGAGTAGCACCGGAACGGATCTTGGCAAGCGATCTGCGCTCATCTTTCAAGTTGGAGTACGAAAGCAAGAAGCTCTGTTCTCCGCGGAGTAGTTTTGAGTGCATCTCGTTCACTTCCCTCTCAAGGTAAGCGTCCTTGATAGTCATGTCGAGTCGGTCGTTGCGGGGGTCAGTGCCACAGTCGAAGAGGAAGCGTTTCCCTTTTGCAAAGGAAGGCTTCCACCACTTGTATGGCAGTCCGGGGCTGGTCAGTGGGTTGAGCCGAGCAAAATTAGCGGCGGGGACGCCGTTAATCCCTTCCTCTAAAGTCAGGACTCTCTTCTGCACACCTTTGGGGGCATAGCATAGGAGAGTTGCCAAGATGAACGCCGCGGCGCGCTTAATGAAAAGCGGGCGCTGCGGCACAGTTGCCTGCGAGTACTTCTTGGCCCCTTCATTCATAGGGGAGATTTCTTGCTCGAGTCGGGGGTCTCGGGGATGTAAGACAGAGGGCTCGGTCGTATGAGGTTCCACTCTGTCAAACAGCGGGGAGGGTCTTAGGTCGGTCTTGGCGGTGATTCGCTCGGAGTGTTTTTGGTCCAAGTAAGCCACCGTCTTCAACTGACCTTCGGGGGTGATGGTAGGGTATCGGGTCGTCTCCTGGATCACATCGCTGAAGTTCAGGTCGCCTAGCGGGCGGCCGAGCGTCAACGAGCCATCAACAGCCATTGCGGAGCAATGTTGGAGGCAGTGATCGGGGTACAGACTAGTGAGGGTCTGGGCTAGCCACTCTCGTGTTATGATTGCGGCCATTCCCACATCTTCACTCTCTGCGCCGGCAGTGTGCATTCCCATGATACATCCGGAGCTATTGTTGTTGAGACAAGCTACCGGAGATCCGCACATTCCAGGGGAGGAGGCGATACCATACCGCCAGTGTTCGGGGAGGAGGTACTCGTCG